GTTTTGGCGCGGGTTGATTTGAGGAAGTGCTCGAGCAGATCGAGTTCGTCCTCGGTGAGATCGGCGAACGGGCTCTCGATCTTCTCCTGCTGCTTGGGGAGCAAGCTGACGCAAGCGGCAAGATAGGCTGCGGGCTGATGCGTGCGCACGCGCTCGATGACAGTAGTGCCGTGGGCCTCGAAGTCTGCCAGCAGCTTCGCGATCACGGCCTCGCTGAGTTTGCTGCGCGCGCCGCGTGGTCGACCGGCAGGATTGCCGGATTGGCCCGGTTTGTAAGGGATTAAACCTTCGATGTTGCGATACGGTTTGGAGGCGGCTTGTCCCATGGAAAGAGCGTGCTCTGTTATTTCAGTGTTGGCAACTGGCTTTGGCCTGGCTGTTTCGCGTTAGTGAAATCAATACTTCGGGTGCTTGCGGTTGCGCTTGCTCAGGCCCGCCTCCGACAGCGCAATGGCCACAGCTTGGCGGCGGTTGGTCACCAGCGGCCCGGATTTGCTGCCGCTGTGGAGCGTGCCTTGCTTGAACTTGTGCAGCTCCTGGCGAACACCTTTCTGGCCCTTGGCTACAGGCATTCGGATTTCTCCTGATGTCTCAGTTGCTTGCTCGGACGGCGGAAAATCAGTGACAAGGATACAGCTTTGCTGTAGATGTAGCGACGGCAATTCCGGTAACCACGGAGACTGACCATGACCGCCACAGCAACAGCCATCGCAATGCTCACCGCCCCAATCTGGCTCCTCGCTATCCACAAGCTGATCGCCGACGCCTGCCAGGGGATCGTGCGATGAGCGGACAAAGCAAACGATATCAGCAGGCCGCACTCGCAGAGATCGAGAGCGCCCGCGATCAGGGCGTCGACTACTTCCACGAACATCCCGACATCTTGCTGATCGCAACCGCGCGCCATGCGGCAACACTGTTTCCCGGGAAACAACACCAGATCGCGTTCCTGCAGGGCTACAGCCAAGCCCGCAGCCAGCACGAGGAGTTCATGATGGAGAGCGAGCGATGACCACATCAGTCGAGCTGACTACAGCAGAACTCGATCTGCTGATCGAAGCATTGAACGACCGCGCCTCGCGGCTGCGCGAGGATATCCACCGCCAAAGCCTGCTGCTGAAACACATCGAGGTCATGCTGACGGTGGTCTACGCCAATCTGCACGACAGCACCGCGCGACTGCAGCCGGGGCGCTAGAACAACCCGGCTGCAGCGCGCCACACCGCACGTCCGAGGAGGGCAGCTCCTGCACCCGCGCGGGTAAGCAACACCAGAACCACGCATATTTGGAAACGCTACAGATATGGGCCGCTTCGGGTGACCATGTCAACCAGTAGTAGGGACAGTAAGTGACACTTACTGTCCCTATGCTCGTTCAGGGTCTGTTCCAAAAACCGACGGCCAGCCCCGTGGAGCGATTATTTTTGGGGGGGCCTATGTCCCACTAGGGGGTACCTCTGAAATTCGCTCCCACGGGCTGCGGGCGCGCTTCCTTGCGGCCATTGCCTCTGGGGGCATGGGCCGGTAGCGGACATGGATTGGGCCAATGCGGTCGTTCTCCTGCACCGTCCGGCTGGCAAACGCCCGCGCCGTCCCGCGCAGGCACACCATTTCGCCCCGGCAAAACTCGATGACCTCGTTAGGGTCCAGACCGTGCGAGATCATTTTCCGTGCCACCGCACAGCAATCCTCAGGGATTTCCAGCTTCAGCATAAGCGCTGCCTCCTCCCGTCCAGCCTACATGATTTCTGTAAATGGCAAAGGGCCAGGATTGCTCCCGGCCCCCCGTCTCCTGGCGGTTCTGCCGGGGGACTTACCCCGCCAGGAAGCTCGCCTCGGCCGCCGCCATCTCGGCACCCGTATCCGTCGCCGGGAACAGGTGGCTGTAGACGTTGGCCGTCATCTCGATGCTGCTGTGGCCAATCCGGCCCTGCACCACCTTGAGCGGAAGCTCGAGCCCGCCGTCGACCTTCCGGTTGATGCACCAGCTGGCGAAGAAGTGCCGCAGCGCATGCATCCCAGTGTATTTGGCAGCGCCGGTGACGTCGACCACATCAGCCGCGACTTGCGCCGCCGCCAGCTCGGCCACCATCACCTGCCGGTGGATCGCATGGCCGCGGCTGTTCACGAACACCAGCCCCTGCTCGTTCGTGGGGTTGGCCAGCTTGTGCTCGCGCAGCGCCTGCACCACCATCGGCAATACCGGCACCGTGCGGTCGCCCGCCTCGCTCTTGGGCGCGCCGATCGTGCCGTAGCGGTCCATGCGCTGGCTGACATGCAGCTCACCGGCCTTCAGGTCGACGTTCGCCCAGGTCAGACCACGCAGTTCGCTCGCCCGCAGCCCGCAGAACGCCGCTACCAGAAACAACGCCCGGAACCGGCCCTGCGCATGCGGCAGGATCGCCTTGACCTCGGCAACCGCCGGGATGTCGACGCCCACCTTGAGCTTGCGGGTGCCCTCGGCGCGCTTGGCCTGCTCCTCGCGGCCGGTCGCCGCCACCACGTTCTGCGCCACCAGCCCGCGCAGCTGCGCATGCTTGAGGATCGCGCCCAGCGCCATGCGGGCCTTGCGGATGCCGTGGGCGGTGCGCCCCTCGGCCCGCAGCTTGTCCTCCCACAGCGCCACCGCCGGGGCGGTGAGTTGGGACAGCTTCACCCCACCGATGAAGGGCAGGATGTGCAGCCGCACGCGCTCGCCGTAGGACACGACGCTGGATCGCTCCAGGCCGCGCTCGTCGCAGCGCGCCAGCCACTGGGTGGCCGCAACGGCGACCGTGATGGACTGGCTGTCGGCGGTGTGGGTGCCGTTCTGGACTGCAATGCGCGCCTTGGCGTGGTAGTCATCGGCGTCTTTCTTGCGGTCGAACAGCTTGCGGACGCGGTTGCCATTGGCGGCGCGGTAGGACACCTCCCAGGCGGACTTCGTCTCGCCAGCGGGGGTCTTCCAAGTGCGGTTGCGGATGGACATGTTAGTCTCGTCAGGTTGGTGTTGAGAACCGGAGGGACGAATGTTGGGGCGAGTTTTGCTCTACAGTTTGACCCGTTTCGCTCGTCTTCCCGCTTACCCGCATTGCCCTCCGGTGTTCGTCAGCCTCTAGCTTTTCTGTAGATGCAGCGAACAGGAGCTAAATCGCACAGCCACAGGGATGGCGCAAGTACATAATTTCTGTAGTGATATCAATGGTTGAATAAGAACTTCGGAATCGGGACACTAGCACAGAAAAATCGCAAGTAATGCCCGTGGAATGGGGGTTTCTCGCAAAAACCGTGCGCCAAGTGCTCTATCCGCGCCTCGCAGAAATTATCCTGATTTATCCGCGCCTTATTAGGTATAGCCGCGCCTCGGTGCCACATAGGTGCCACACAGAAAATCTGTGGACGGCCTGAGATAGATCATGCGAACGACGGCAAAGCGAAGCAAATTGCCGCCAGGAGGCCACCATGGAAAACATCGATAAACGCAAGGAAACCGTCGCCGAGGACATGTTGCATGGAGCCGAGGAAATCGCCGCTTTTCTCGGCATTTCTGTCGCCCAGGTCTATCACTACGCACGGCTTAAACGCCTGCCGATCGGCAAGCTCGGCTGGAACTTGATCGCCAGCAAGCGCAAGCTGCAACGCGAGTTCGACAAGCTGACGGCGGCTTGACCTACTACAGAATTTCTGTAGCCTCCTTCTCGGCGGCGGCAGCATGCCCCCGCAGAAAGGATGTTCCCATGTCAATGGACGACAATCCGACTCGCCGCGAAGACGAAACCGGCCCCGCTCCAGAGGTCAGGTTTCGCTCCCCACCCCCCGCCAAGATCGACGAGTGGACCCGCTACATCAAGCACGAGCGGACGCTCAACGATTACGTCGAGGATGTTCACCGGGTGTTGTGGGACGAGAGCCCGGAGTATCGGGCTTTTCTCTCAGCGGTAGACGACAGTGAAAGTATCGAGGGGTCGCTCGGTGACGACAACTCGATGGCAGCGAGAATGCTGCGCGACAAGGCCGAGGTGATTAACAACAGGGAGGTGGCCAAGAGAAAGTTGGCGACCATCCGGAAGTCGCTCGGTGTCGTACTGCGTCGCTATCATGTTGACCGCAAGCGGCGGAAGAACACCGTGGGCGGTGAGTACGTACCGCCCGAGACGCCGGACAATGGCGTCAGCAACGGGTGATCTCCAGTGTGCTGGAACCAACTTTGCTGGGGAGGAAACTCCCCGGCTTTTTTGTGCAGATGGAGATGAACCATGAAATGTGTATGCCCATCAGGCGGGGATCGAACTTGCCCCGACGATTGCCTCATGGCTGTATGGCACAGCTTGCCGGATGATCAGAAGACACCAGCGCGTCGCCGCCCCATAGTCGAGCAATACAACAAGCAGGGCTACACCCAAGAGGTGATAGCGATGCAGCTCGGCGTAAGCCAAGCGACCATCACTCGCGACCTCGGTAATTTATTCAGCGTGAATAAATTAAAACACACCAAGACCGCCAGTAATCCCAAAGGCGCGGGCCGTCCCAAAGGTAGCAAAGGGCATGGCACCCCGAAGCGACATTACCAAGCGGACGACATCGTCGCCCTGGCCGATCAAGGATTAAGCAACGCGGAGATTGCTTCCGAAACCGGCGTTGGCAAACGTCAGGTTCGCCATGTTGTGGAACGCGAATTGGCCGAGCGTGCAGCTGTCGAGCATGCAGCCAAAGCCGAGCCGCAAGTTGACCGCGCCGACCTATCGCTAACCGCACAGCAGAAGTTCGACGCGGCCATCACTGCATACAAGCGCAAGCTCGATAGCGAATACGAACGCCGCGTCAACGAAGGCGTCAACAAGCATCTCGATGAGATGATCCTGCCAGCTTGGAAGAAACAATTGGCCGACGCCAGGGCTATCTATCACAGGCGCAACGGCATCCTGAAAACGAAGCGAGAGTACAATCTGATCTTGGGTTGCCTGCATCCCGACAGCCGTCTGTCCGTTAGCGACGCAAGGCTCGGCGAGGCATTTCGCTTGTTCAACTCGCTCGAAAAATTCTTGCTCGATGAAAGCCAATCACCGACAGAGATCGGGAAAGGCCTTCCACAAACGATGGCTGAGTGGGATCGAATAAGAGCTGCAGCCAATGCTGCGAGGAAAGCAAAGGCTCGTTGACCTTTTTCGAACCTGTTTGAAAATACTCAGGCCATCGCGCTGCGGGGCCAATGCTGCAGGCAATACCATGTGCCGAGCTGACCGCCCCGCAGATTGACGTGGGTGCCAAACGGAGCATCGGCTCCGCACACCGCGCAGCTCTCGTGGATCAGGTGGCCCTGCTCGTCGTAGTGCGCATTGCTCGGCGGTACATCGGTATCGAATATGGATGCCTGTCCGACCGTGCCCTTCGCTCGGCTCTCGACGCAGTAGCCACACGCCCAACGGTTGGCGCGCTTCGGTAGCGACACGCCATGTCCGCCGCCGCCCGCACGCTGCATCACCCACCCGGCAGTCAATTGGTAGACGCCATTGGTCTGCGTATTCAGCTCGCGGCTGCAGAACTCACACGCGGCGCGGTAGCGCGTTGAGATCATCGCACTGCTCGCCCCTTCGCCGCCTTGGCCTCGGCCAGGACGGCAAGCGCATCCCTAAATCGATCGATCGTGTAGCGATAACCGCGCCTGCCCTCCCGGCAAAACGCAAGCGCTGCGGCCGCGAGCGACACCCGATCGCCCAGCACCATCACCAGCAGACGGGTGTCCTGGCGGCCCACATGCCGCGCCACCCATCGCAGGAAAGCATTGACCGCGTAGGCGCGCTCGATGCCGAGCAACGCCCTGACCTCGGCCTCGGTTGCCGGATCCAGGCGGTCGCCCTCGGACCATTGCCCAGCCCCGCTGATCCTGGCCATGTGTTCGAACACCCGCTCGATCTCCCTGCCGACAAGATAGCTCGCCTCATCGATGCTGCCCTGACGTCGCTCGCGGTCGAGCAGATCGATCCGCGCCAGCGCCTTCACCCGCCGCTGCGGATCGTAGGCGTCGGGCACCGCGACGATGGCGATCGTCGCGCGAGTGTTCTGAGTGCTGCTGGGCAGGGGGGAGAAGCCAGCTGCTGGCTCAGGCACCCGCGCGAGGTCGTGACGGCCGACGTTGCCGGTGGATCGCGACATCAGGCCCCCTTCGATTGATACCAATCGCGCGGCACCCACACGCCACCTCTGGCACTTTCCTCCAGACTGACGCCAGGACGACCGCCCCGCTCGACCATCTCCTGATAGCGAGGCGCAAACGTAGGGACGAACAGATTGTGATGCTCTTCCGAGCAAACCGGCAGCAGCTGTGCTCGTTCGCGCCACTGCGCTTCGGCAATCGAAACGGTCATCGGCAGCAGGAAGTTAGGATTGCGGTCAAACCTCACATCGAACTCTTCGGGCGTTTGTTCAGGCACGTTTAGCGCGCTGATGTGCCCCTCGATGAACATGCGAACCTGTCGTGAGTAGCCGCCTAGATGCCGGATGAAGTACTGCATCCAGCCAGGAAAATCGGCGACTGCTTCATCGTCGGAGCGCAGATGTGGTAGCCGCAAGTAGGGCGTCTCCTTCCGCCCGCCGTCGCTCCGCGTCTTCATGTGAAATTCCGCCCGCAAGTCGTAATTGCGGAGCGTTACGTTGCCGCCCATCGCCCATGTCGGTATCTCGCCATAGCCCCGCGTCTTTCCCTTTTTCGACATCCTCTGCCTCCCGCAGAATTTGCAACCGTTTTGCTTCGACCAACGCCCGCCCTTCAGCCGCAGTCATCGCTGGTTGAGCCGAGGGAATTGCCGCGCCGTTTTTGTTTCGATGATTGAACTCGGGATGGTTTTGATAATTCCGGTAGGCAGCATCCCAGTTGGCGTAGACCCAACCCTTCGCTCGCGCCTTGTTGCGGAACTCGTCGGCCTCTGTCGGATCGCGCTGTGGTCCCTTCGGTTGCCAATCATCCGGCAACGGGATCAGTGTTGGTTTCCCCCGTACCCCCTTCCTTTCTTTGGAAAGAGTTTCTTTCTTACTTACTAAAGAAAGAGAGGCGTCAGCACTGTCAGCACTGTCAGCGCTAATTTTCTGACGCGCTCTTTGTTTTTGTGAGGCTCTTCGGTTTTGCTCTCGCCGCGATGCTATCCGCTCGGCCTGTTCAAGCTCGATCACGCGAAGGATTTGTGCTTGCGATATTCCAGCGGCGCGCATCATCGCGACTGTGATCATCGGATCGCTCCCCAGCCCGCCAGGATGGCCAGCGCTGCGTCCAAGCCGTAGGCCGTCGCACAGATCACCCCGGAAGCCTTTAGCTCACCTTGTCGCTTCCGCTGGGCCGGGGAGAGCCTTCCACGCTCGGTCTTCAGTTCCAGTTCGTGATACCGGCCGGTCGGCGAGACAATGCTGACGTCGCCCACGCCTGCAGTCATGCCTTGCGCCTTCAGCTCGGCCCCCATCTGCAGCGATCGCTTGGCCGCATTGGGCGTCATCCAAAACCGCCACCCCGGTCGCGCCCGGTAGGCAATGTGTTCAAACACCGCCTTCTGGATCAGCGCCTCGGGCTGCTGCCGACGCTTGCGGATCAGGCGTCTCACGGGTCGACCGGAGTGATGCCCCATAGTTCCGGCGACGCGCGATAGCCCAACTCGGCCAACTTCGCCGACACGATCAGAAACGTATCCGCAGGTAAGCGGTCCTCGGTCTTCCAGTTCGTCACGTGCTGCGTCTTGCGACCGGTCAGTGCAGCAATGGGTCCGTTGCCTTCGTCGCCTCCTATTGCGGCAATGATGGCGCGGGCGCTGTCCAGCTCGTTGAGCGCGCGCCCCCGGCGACGTGGGTGAGACATCCAGTGAACCTCGGATTTTCAAAAAACCTACAGCTGCGATGTAGTCGTGTCAAATCCAGAAAAATGGTGTCCACGACAAAAAGTTCTGGGGATATTGCCAAGTCTGGGGATATTGCCAAGCCGTACAACTATCCTGTATCGTCACATACAGATGCGGCGGCCTTAAGGAGGCCCTCAATGGAGCTTTAATGTTGGCAAAGGCAGAAGACGCGACTAGCGCGATCGAGGTTGGCAAGCGATTAAGGTTGATCCGCGAAGCTCTAAAGATGAGCCAAGTCGCATTGTGTCGGCTCGCCAGTATCACTCCGCAGGCATGGAACAACGCCGAAACCGGCGACAACTTGCTCACGGTGACGAATGCAGCAAAGCTCTGCCGGGTGACCGGCGTCACTATGGATTGGATTTATCTCGGGCAAGTCATTCCACGGACGCTGCCTGCGGTCGTGCTGGAAGAAATCGGCAAACGACAGGTGCAGCAACCACGCAGTCCTACTCGTCGCGCGGCAAGAAAGGCTTCAAAAACTTATTGATGATTTGCCGCGCCGCCTCGCGATCCTCGGGCAGCATGCTAATAACGTAAGCAGCTTGCTGCTCCCGTTGCCACCCCCGCTGTGAGCACTCGCCGATCGTGCTTTTGATCATATCGGCGACTGCTATCGCATCGTCTCTCTCTTCAGGATCATTAGGTAAATTCTTCAGTAACACGTGGGCAGCGATGCGCCACTTCCATTTCTTCTGACCGCCGGTAACTGGCGGCGGAAAATCCACTACGTTCACGCTAGGCTTGGCGCGGCTTCTCACGTTACGCCTCCCTTATATATTTGTGAATTTTTCCCCGGCGGACGAGTGACATTATCCACAACCGCCGGTTCAAGTCTAGCGACCTTTTTGCTGTCGAAGCCTACGGTAAGTCCGTAGATGCTTGACTGTCTACAGCATCGCTGTACATTCAATCCTTGATTTTCACGAGGATTGGTGATGCTCAACGCAGTACAGATCGCCCGCCGCGTCGGCAAGCTCGGCAGCTCCGACATGGGCCGCCTGATGAGCGGCGACGCCGCCAAGATCAACAGACTATGGTTGGAGAAGACCGGCCAGGAGCTGCCGGAAGATCTGTCCGATGTCTGGCCGGTGCAGCTCGGCACCGTGACCGAGCCGCTCAATCTCGATTGGTACGAGCGCAGGCAGCGGCAGGCGATCAGCCGCCGGGGTGATGTGGTCGAGCACTACGCTTACGATTGGGCCGTCTGCACGCTCGACGGCTGGATCGATGAGATGCAATGCCCGATCGAGTGCAAGCACGTCGGTGGACGCGAACCGTGGGAGGTCATTGAGGAACGATACCAGCCGCAGCTGCAATGGCAGATGGAGGTGACCGGCGCGAGCCAATGCGCGCTGTCGGTGATCATGGGGACGAGCGAGCCGATCGTTGAGTTCATCAAGCGCGACATCGCATACGCCACGCAGCTGATCGATCGCGGCAAGCTGTTCATCGAGCACGTCCGCAACAACACGCCGCCGGTCGACCTGCCCTCCGTGCCTGCGCCGATCGACGCGAAGGCTGTCTACGATATGACCGGCAAAAACGAATGGGCCGCAAACGCCAGGACGTGGCTCGATCTGCGCCTATCAGCAGAGATGTGCGCTGATGCCGCCAAGGTGCTCAAAGCACTGGTGCCTGCTGACGCGAAGAAGTGTCACGGCCATGACATCCAGATCACGCGCGATCGCGCTGGCCGTCTGTCACTGCGGGAGCTGCAGGAATGAACTACGTCATCCAGGCTCACAGCCCACCCGAGATCGAGGATCAGTATCTCCTCAGCTTCGACTTCGATGCGATGCGCGGCACAGGCTACGGCATTTTCACTGACAAACCGGAACACGCAATGCGCTTTAAGACACTACGCGATGCAATGGAGTTTTGGCGCACGCAGTCAACCGTCAAACCACTGCGGCCTGACGGCCAACCAAATCGGCCATTGACTGCAAGCACAATCAGCATCTTCAAAGTAGAGGAAAAAAACAATGGCACTGCCAGCGAAGACGACGCCGCTCGGCGACATCATGGAAGCAGTCATCATCAAGGGTGATTTGAAAAAACTGACGCCGGAAGAGCGGGTTCAGTACTACAACGAAACGTGTAAATCCGTTGGACTGAACCCGCTTACGCGACCGTTCGAATACATCGAACTACAAGGTAAACTCACACTCTACGCACGGCGCGATGCTGCCGATCAATTGCGGAAAATTAACGGCATCAACATCGAGATCGTTTCGCAGGACGTAAATGACGGCTTGCTGTCGGTTCATGTGCGCGCAAAGGACGTGACTGGGCGCATAGACGAAGACCTCGGCGTCGTCCCATTTCCTGAAACGATGCGCGGCGACCTCAGAGCAAACACGATTATGAAAGCCGTCACGAAGGCGAAGCGGAGAGTGACGCTGTCGATCTCAGGGCTTGGCTTCCTCGATGAGACGGAGGTCGAGACTATCCCAGGCGCAAAGAAGGCCGAGCCCGTTGCCTTGCGTCCTGTCGAAAGCATCAATCCCAAAACCGGAGAGATCACCGAAACCACTGTCCCGGCCCAAGCCGCATCACCGGGAGCAGTGGAAGCCGCCCCGCCTTCGGACACCCCTGAGAGCGGGGCGGCACTCTCGATCGAGGACATGGCGCGCGAGGCCGCAGGCCGAGGCGCGGAGCCCATGCGTACGTTCTGGCGCAATCGCACCGACGCGGAGCAGCGCCAGATCAATAAAATCCGCGCCGAGCTGAACGCACTGGTGGACGCGGCGGAAAAGTTAGCAGATGAGGAAGGAGCCTAAACATGGCTGATAGATTGGCGGACTTGGTGTTGGGATTGCAGCGGATGGCCGAGAACGCCCGCATGCGGGGCGACGACCTACGGTACACGCAGCAGCAAGAAACCTACGAGCACATTGCGTGGCTCGATCAGCAGCTGAACATGGTGGAAAAGGTGCGTGCCGTGTTCTTGGAGGAGAGAAAAAAATTTATGCCGATCGAACGCGAGCGAGCGCAACAGCTGCCGCAAGATGAAGTGATGAAGATACCGCGTGTCG